CGAAGTGGACGGGGATGGAATCAAACCGCTCGCAGGGGCCGAAGGTGAAGGTGGTTACATTTAGACCCCCAATGGAATTGCTGAAAAACTGCACCGTGTAGGAATCGCCCTCCACCGCTCCGCTCAATGCAGAAATAGTTCCCGACAAGTTCGCAGGACCGCAGGCAAAGCGTTGGATATTGAAGTCCGTGGTTCCCGATAGGCTTGGGCTGACTGCAAAGTCGTAGTTCACGGATTTGTAGTTCACCCGTGCCGAAACGAGCCAAGTGTCGTCGGGCGATGCGGTTGTGTACTTGGTGGCGTTGATAGCAAGGAAATTGCGCCCCCCATGGTACACAGTAAATGCTCGTTGGGTTGTCAGCGGTCGAGAAATTTGAAAACTGCTATTGATGCGGAAGTACGGGCTAAGGCTCCAGTCAGCAAGTTCCAACTGCTCCAGGTTTCCCGCAAACGCCATCACTCCGCTGACCGTTGTGGTTGCTCCTGTGACGGCGGGGGTGTTCCCGTACTCTTGCGTGAAGTCCAACCGATAGCCCGAATAAAACCCCGAATGGTCCACGAATCCCGTCTGCGTGAGCGTCGGGGCGGTCGGGGCTACGAGGGTTTCAACCACCTTCTGCACATCAAAGAACCCGAAGTTGGTGGTCGGCAATTTGTCGCATTTCAGCCTTGCCAGCGTCGTGCCTGCGGGGTTCTTGACATCGCAGACATAGCGGTAGTTCGGTTGTGCAATCAGCGAGCCACTGACCTTAAAAAGCATCTTGTTGTAAACGGGCGTGGCCACAAGGGGCGAACCCGAAAGGACGGATATGGACATGGGTTATCGGGAAGTTGAAAGGCTGACCTGTTTGCCCAAGGTTTCCGAAATAGTATTGACGAGCAAATCTATTTGTTCGTCGGTTAGGGCATTGGTGAGGAACTTGGTGGCATAAAGGCCACGGGTGCGGACAAAGTAGGTGATAGACCTTGCATCTACGAGTTTCTGCTCCTCCACCGTCCGCTTGGCTTTCTTCTCACGGGAATAGGTTGGCGTGACCAAAATCCCTTTGTCGGTAATCCAGTCCGCAATCGCTTGGGTCATCGGTCCAACTTGGTCGCTCTTGCCTCCGCCCTTCTTCTTGAATGAGAATGGCGAGTTTGGCGCACGGGTTGAACTGACAGTCCCTCGCACTCCTTGGTCCACGAATTTCCAATAAGGGTTGGCGAGCAAGTTGACCGCAATCTTTTCGGCGGTCAAGGGGATAGGGTCAAAATCAAGGCTTGCTGATAGCGTCCCCTTGGCGTTCACATCCTTGCCGTCCTCCCGACCCGTGAGCAGGTTCTTTTGTGCAAGTTTGATGATATTCTTCAGCCAATCAATCAGCACTTGTTGCCGTGGGTCCACGCCTCCACCTTTCGGGCCTACGGTTATACCAATGGCTTGAAGGTCGGCGGTTTTGACCTCTTTCATGCTGCCGCTTCCGAACTTGGCAAGTACTTTGGTTTCCATGCTGGTAAATGTCCAGCCACGCAAATTGTGTCCTACTTCCTCCGCATCCGCTCCGCTTCCATCCGCTCGGCCTCCAAGATGTCATGGATGAGCAGCGCATAGTTCAGGAACTCCACGGCCTTCATCGCAAAGATGGCTTCAAATTTCAGCACATCCTTGTTGGCCATCCTCCATACCACCATCAGCCAACCGTACCCAGCAAGCGGGTTGGTTATTGGCCCTGCATCCCTTTCGTCAGATGACGAGAATAATCGCTCAAAACTTTCAAGTAACTTTCGGAACTTAGCAAAAAAAAACTGACCACCCCCCAAACATCGCCAATCTTGGCGTGGGACTTGAATAGTTCAGCCCGCTCTTGGTGCGAAGCCCCGTCGTATTTCTTAGGGAAGTAACCGAGGAATCCGCCCTCCCTGCAAAGGGTCGCCATGATGCGGTGCAGGTTTTGGACGAGTTTCTTTTCGTCGGTCGTGTCGGTGTCCATCAGGTCTATGAGTTGGCCCGCCGTGAGTTCGTCCGTGAACACCGTCGGAATCCACCACTTGCCACCCGCTTTGAACCGCCTGCGATATGCCAAGGTAGGCAGTTCGTTCCACTCTGCTATGATGGTCTTATATCGTTTGGTTAGCCCCTTGGCGGGCATTTCCCTTACGAGCGATACATCCACCCCCTCCACTATCGCCACGACCCCAGCACGCTTGTCGTAATCGGTCAGCACGGGGCTGAACTCCAGCGCAGCGATGCGTTGGAACTGGTCGATGGTGAGGTCTTGGAGTTTCATTTTTGGAAGTACCATTGCTGCGTGCCTGGGACAACGCCGTGCCGTCCCCCGAAAAATTCGCCCACCGCATTCACAACCCCTGGCCATCCCGCCGTGTAGTCGTCCCCGCAAATGAACCCTCCCCGCTTGACCTTCGGAAACCAAGCCTCCAGGTCCGCAAGCACGGGTTCGTATTCGTGGGCCGCATCGATGTAAACAATGTCAAATTCGCCCTGCTTGAATAGTTTAGAGGCAGCAATGGAATCGCAGTTGTGGTCCTTGATTTTGTCGCTTATCGGGGCGATGTTTTGCTTGAACGCCTCGTAGGACGGGACCGAGTTGCTGGCCTTGTGTTCGGGTGAACCCTCAAAGTGGTCCACCGCTATCAACTTGTAGTTCTGCCCCCTGCTGACGAACACCTCGTCAAAGATGGCCGTGCCTCGTCCGAGATAGACCCCAATTTCAGCCATCACGATGCGAGGCTTGGGGGGCAGGGTGTCAAGGATGAACTGAAGGAGTTGGCCTTGTTCCTGTGGGCTGGACCAGCCGAAGATGTGGTCGTGTTTCATCGCTTAAAGATTTCTTTGATGTTCCTACTGTTGTCCCGATAATTGTTGGATAGGTGATAGACCTTGCAATGGTCCGCAAGTTCGCCATTCTCATCCATTTCCAGCATAGGGGCAAATCCCAAAGACCAAATGGGTAGGGAGGCAAGGGATTCACGGTAGAGGCCGTTGTTCGGTATAACCTGCAACGCTTGCGGGTTGCGGCTCAACACCTCGGCGAGCCGCTTGGTGCTGAACATCCAAAAAGCGTGGTAATTGATGTAGAACGGAAGGCTTGCGTAGGTCTTCCCGTTCCACTCCTTCCACATATTCGGTGTAGGATTGAATGTAATGTCGGGGCTAAATTCGCCTTCCACATTGGGGTAGGTTTCAATGCGGGTGAAGGACGGGTACAAGTTGTCCTCAAACATCGCATCGAACTGCTTGGTGAAGTTGACGAATCCCTCTTTGGGAAGCATCATGTCGTCCTCGAAATACGCCACCCAGTCAAAGTGCCGATACACCTCTGCAATCCTGTTGCGGTGCTTGCTGGTCAGTTCCCAAGGGTGTCCCATAGCCGTGTGGGCGTGGAAGGTGACGGGAAGGTGAGCAAGTTCTTGGGCCGCTTGGGGGTCGTTGGTGTCCACGAAGATTTCGGACTGCACGGGGTAGGACTTGATGGCCTCAATGACCTTGGTCAAGTTCTCCACCCTGTTCGGATGGTGGTGGTAGGCGATATTGGCGAGCAGTTTCATGGTCCTTAGAATGTGATGACAAACTTACTTGGGTCGGGCCATCCTGGGTTGGGGTCGTAAACGGTCATGCCTTCCCTCTTGCCAATCCATGTTTCGGCCTGGTAGCGGTGTTCTCGGAGCGGTTCACCGAGTTCCCGAATGTGGGACGACTTGGCCCACCAAAAGTTCCCTGCAAAGTAGGGGTAACCGTCGGGGTTGTTTTGGTCCGCTATTTGGGGGAACTGCTCGGTGGTGAGCCAATGCGTTCCCACGCAGTCCACTTTCTCCAGTTCCACAAGGGAGCGTTCCCATGCCACGATATTGAAGAATATCATAGACCTGCACCACATCTGCTTAACCAGCGACGGGTCAGCGGACCCCTTCGTATGCCCGTACAGGTAGGCCGCATCCTCGGTTTGGCTCGCCTTGTACATCTCGGTGAGGGTCGCTTGCTCCCATGCGTTGGTTCGGGTGACCACCACCTTAATTTTGGCGGCGACGAGCGAGTTGTCCAAGATTTCTTTCACGACTTTCCGCTGGTCGGGAGGGCCGACGATGCCGACACGAATCTCGTCCAACTGTTCTATCAGCCCGTAGTTGCACAGGGCCATCATGTGCTGATGCATGATGAGTTGCCATTGGCCGCCTCCGCCGCAGTAGATGTGGTAATAGTGGATGAGTTTCATGGCTCTATAATTTGGTTTCCTTGCACTTTGTCACGCATCCATTGTGCGCCATAAACGAAGGACGGAAGGACTGTACGTCGACCTTTTCCTGCTTCGTGAATTTCCTCGTCCGTTGGCAGTTCTATCGGTTTAGTAGGCATTTCATCTCGCGCTACTCGAAAAGTAATTTCTGCGTTATTTTGGTAATTTCTACCACATTCAAAGAAATACTTTATTTGTTCTTCTGTGTATAGTTTCATTGCATGAGGAGGGTTAGGATGCAGCCGATAAACACCAAGGCCAGCACGACCCGACCGATGGCCAAGGCGAGGTTAAGGAGGGATTCGAGGTTCATGGGGTCGGGGGGATTGCTTCTACGACTTGGCCATGTTCATACTCCGTAATGATGTAGGCCCCTTCGGGTAACTCTTTCAAATCAACGCCTTCCAACTCATGCTCTTTATACGCATACATTCGCCGAATGCCGTGATTCATTATGTAAGGGTACAACGAAAAGGATAGTTCATCCGCATTTTCTGCCATTAAAAACAAGTCGGATTTTGGATTGACCGACCTTAAACGGTACATTTTCATGCCCCAAAGTTACACCACCAAGTACTTCCCCGAGTTGCTGACCGCCAATTTGTTGAGGGCCACATAGCGGAGCGCATCGCAGGCGTGGTTGTACGAATCAATCGGGACCCCCGTATCCCGCCCATCTTTGTCGGTGGCCCAAGTGTATGAGCGGAGTTCCTTAATCAAGTTGACCGAATCCTTGGTCACATGAAGGTTGAACCGCTTGACGATGTCAATCCCCTGCCTTACCGAATCGGGTCCCTTGGATGCGGGCTTGATATTGAAACCCAATCGATAGATTTCCTCGATGCTCTTGGGTTCTGCTGAATCCGCCACGATTTCCCACGCCCTCGTAATGCCGAACTCTTTCAGTCGGACGGCGATGTCGCTATTGGTCAAGCCCCGATGGTAGAGCAACTCATGCACAAACAAGTCGTCCCCCCTGCGGTACACGGCGACCAAAGCGGTTGGGTCCGTGCTGAACCCCCAGTCAAGCCCGTAGGCGACGAATTTCATCGTGGATGGGTCTATACCCTCAACCACCGTGTAATCGCCGTAGATAGCCCCTTGGAGCGTTCCAACCTGACCCAACCCGTACACCTTCCACCAGTTGGCCCAGTAGGCGGATGTTTCGGCTTTGGTGCGGTTTAGTTCGATGTCATTCCGAATAGTATCGGGAAGGGCCTCGTTGTCTTGGTAGGTCAGGATGAGGAACTCCGCATCGGTTTCGGGCAAGACCTCCGTGTGCGCCCAAAATTCGTGGGTGGGGTTGAAGTCAATGTATATCTCCTGTGAGGTACGAATCGCCAACTGATAGTACGAATCGAAGTCGATGTTGTTGGCCTCGTTGATGTAGAGAACCTGCCGCCTTGCCCCTCGGAGCCGTGCTTCCGAATCAGCGGAAAAGAACTCAATCGTGGACCCGTTGGCGAAGTTGTACTGGAGGAGGGTTTTGTTCCAGCGGTCGGGAACCCACCTGTGGGTCCATTGCATGATCTTAGCAAAGTCCTTGATCGCTCCCCGTCGTAGGTGAGGGACGGATTCGGACACCACGGATATTTCCGACTTAGGAAACCGAGCAGCGTGGTCAATCAGCACCGCAAGGATGCCGAA